ATGCATGAAGATATTGAGTTGCAAGGAATTAATCCAATCTCGGAAGATGTAGAAATTATCTCAGTCAAGAAGGAGGTGGCGTAATGGAAATGATAGGTGGATTTTACCCCAACTTTGAAGCTGAAGATTTAGTGTTGGCAACAATACTGCATAAGAAATTCTAAGTAAAAATAATACCCTTTTATTATTTTCTAAAGTCCTCATTAATTTGGGGACTTTATTTTTCCAAGTCTATAAAGTTGTAGAGACTAAAAAAAAACCCTCTAATTAAAGAGGGCTTTAAAACTTTTAAAGTTTTTAAGGGTATTATATTTTATATTAATTGATTATTTTCATCAAATTCATAACCATTTAATTCAACACATTCTAAAAATGTTTCTTTAGAAAAATAATCTTTGTTATCTGCAAACCATAACTTAAACATTTTATTTTTTATATCTTGTGCAAAATCATCTATTGAATAATCTTTATGCCATTCAGATATTAATTTATCTGCATAATTTTTTAAATCATCACAAAAGCAATAGCCATTACCTGTATAATTTTCTAATGCTTCTCTATAATCTTTTTTATCTAAATCATAATTTGGCGTTAGTTTTATATAACAACCTCTATCTTGATATTCTCCATAAGATAATGAACAGTCAAAATTAAAACCCAAACAATCAGCAAAGGTTTTAAAACTTTTTAAATTTTCATCTGCCCAAGGATTTACATTGTCCTCGCTTTCTAACCAAAATTTTTGATAAATGGTGTTACACAATTCATCATCTTTTTTAAGGTCAGCAATATCAAATACTTTGTATTTCTTAGTTATTATTTTCATTTTATCTACTCCTTAAATAGTTAATATAATTATTGAAACATATATTAAGATTAATTGCAAATTTTAAGATAAAAAAAACCCTCTAATTAAAGAGGGCTTTCTTAGGGGAGATAGTAAGTTTAGGTATGAAATATAGCTACCTTGTAATTATCTAAGTCAATAACATGATAATCATATTCTAAAGTCCTAGCATAGCCGTCATAATCAAAATTATTAAAAACAAATTGCCGTGCTTCCTTTGGAATTTGACAACATATTTCTTCATCTGCAAATTCATCAGCATATTCTTTGAAAGAATCGTATTCATTTATAAAATTATCTTCAATGTTTTTTATTTCATCTATTAAATCTTCATAATCGTTAGAATAAAAATCATTAAAATACTTTATTATGATTTCATCTTTTAATGAGCTTTCTACTAAAGCATGAGCAAGATTATAAATGCTTTCATGGCTAGGATATTCTCCCATATCTACAAAATTATCATAATCATGTACAGCTATTTCATCAGCATTTTTTGTAACCTTTTTAATAGCTGTTACAAAGTCCTCAAAAGTTTTATATTCTAAGGGATACAACCAATCCCCAATCATATTTCCGTTGTTGTATTCTGCTAAATTAGCAAAATAAACTCCGTATTTTTTCTTATCATTATCCATTTTTATTTACTCCTTTTATAAATTCTTTGAATGATGGCTCTAAAGGCATAAACGCTTTCTTATCTAATTTATTATATAAAAGATAGCCAATTATATTTCTTTTTTTACCATCAGCACAAATTAAATTCTTACTGCGATTTTTTCCTTTTACCCAACCTTTTAGTTGAGCCGTTAAATAATTATTATCATACATTTTATTTACTCCTTTAATAATTAATAAACTATTATAAGCATAGATTTATTTTAATGTCAAATTTTTTAAGACAATAAATATATTTAATTTTTTTGCCCACTTTCTAAACTTAACAAGGCTTATGTTCATGGTCTGTTAAATCTTGAATTAATAATATAGACCTACCAAGCTTTGATGGTCTTTGAAGTTTCTAAAGTATAGAGTTCTTGCTGTTTAGATTATGAAAGTCTAAGAAGTTTATAAAAGTCTGTTAAGTTTTTTGAAGTCTTTAGAGATTAATTTACAGACTCTAAAGACCTCTGTATGCTTGTTAAGTCTTACCTCATGGTCTTTGAAGTCCTCTGAAGTCCTCTGAAGTTCTCCTCTATATATATATAAAGGCTCTAAAGTCCTACTGAGTACAGGGGGGCGCTGGAGTACCACCCCACCCCCACCCTATATATACTAGTGCTTATACATTTTTAGAAGTTTTGCAGTGTTAAGACAGTAGGTTAGTTCGGCTCCAGTGTAACTTATCAGGGCTTAGTGAGCCTTGGGAGAGTATCTGAGGGGGATTGTTGAGACTTTAGAAGTAGTTTCTCTGGGTTACTATTTAACCCGGGCGACCTACAATGTTATTATACACTTGGTTTTTGTTTTTGTCAATACCTTACCCTAATTATTGGTATTTTAAATTAACTCTTGACAAAACTTGAGAAAGTTCTATAATAAGATATATGAGTAATTTACCAGCTAATAGAAAATTAACCGATAAACAACAATTGTTTTTAGATAATATCCTTGAAACCCAAGGAGATTTAAAATTATCTGCGGAACTTGCTGGATACTCAGGAAATCACTACCAAGTAATAAAGAGTTTAAAAGAAGAAATAGTCGAATTAGCCTCGAATGTACTTGCAAGGGAAGCACCTAAAGCAGCTTTTAAGCTCGTTGAAGTTATGACAGCTGCGGATGCCGTACCTCAAGCCAATGTAAAACTACAAGCTGCTCAAACAGTTCTTGATAGAGTTGGACTAGGGAAAACAGAAAGGGTTGATGTCAACCATAATGTTCAGAGTGGAATTTTTATTCTCCCTGAAAAACAAACTATAGATGTAGAATATGCCGAACAAGAAGCGAAAGTCAACAGTTAATAAAGCTGGTAATTATACTAAGCCTACTATGCGTAAGCGTCTTTTTAATAAGATTAAAGCTGGTAGTAAAGGTGGCAAACCCGGGCAATGGTCAGCTCGAAAAGCTCAGATGTTAGCTAAAGAGTATAAAGCTAAAGGTGGCGGTTATAAATAATGCCAAAAAAAAGAGACCCGAAAGTTGGCACGGGCAAAAAACCAAAAGGAAGTAGTAGGAGATTATATACTGATGAAAACCCAAAAGACACCGTTAGCATTGCTTTCAAAACTCCAGCAGATGCTCGAAAAACTGTGGCAAAAGTTAAAAGAATTAATAAACCCTTCGCAAGGAAAATCCAAATCCTTACGGTCCTCGAACAAAGGGCGAAAGTCGCCGGTAAAACGCAGCAGGCGAAAATCGCCAAGCAAGGCAAAATAGCAATAAGAAAAAAACATGGCACTAAAAAAGTCACAAAGAAGTCTTAGAAGTTGGACTAAACAAGACTGGGGAACTAAGTCGGGTAAAAAATCTAGTGAAACTGGAGAACGTTATCTGCCTAAAGCAGCCCGTGAATCTTTAACTCCAGCAGAGTATGCTGCTACTACTAGAAAGAAAAGAGAAGATACTCGTAAAGGTAAACAACATTCTAAACAACCTAAAAAAATTGCGAAAAAAACTAGAAAATATAGAAGAGTAGGATAATGGCACACGAAAAAAGAAAAGCCTCTTTATTAAAGAAACATAACTTAGCAGGAGTTAATAAACCTAAAAGAACTCCCGGTCATAAAACTAAATCACACATGGTGCTTGCTCAAGATGGACACACACTTAAACTTATACGGTTCGGACAAAAAGGAGCTAAGACTGCAGGCAAACCTAAAGCTGGTGAGTCTGATAGAATGAAAGCTAAACGTAAAAGTTTTAAGGCTCGACATGCTAAGAATATTGCCAAAGGTAAAATGTCTGCCGCATATTGGGCTGATAAAGTAAAATGGTAGGAGAAAAAAATGAGTTTTTGGGAAAAAGTTGGTAACTTCTTTGGCTGGGTAAAAGTTAGAACCCGTGATGCAAAAGGCAGATATATAGCTGATGATAAAACTACAGCAAAGAATGAAGCCTATACAATGGTACATAAAGATTTAGTCAAGAAAAAGAAATAACATGGCTTTATTAGGAAGAGAAGACAAACCGGTAAAATTAAAAAGTGGGACCTTTTTAGGTAAAGGTTCTAAACAACGACCAATTAGAGATAGAAAAAAGTTTGAAGAAAACTGGGATGCTATCTTTAGTAAAGGCACGAAGTCGAAAGACTGAGTCAGCGTAAGAGGTTTTCCAGATGTTTTATTCCATCTTAATGTCTGGAAGACCCAGCTTTTAAGATTATGAAAGACATACCAAAAGATTACCTAGTAAGAAAAAGTCACACTATTCCTTTTGGTTACGAACTAAGTGACATCGAGGGTTATCTTAAACCCATACCTAAAGAACTCAAAGCCTTAAAAAAATATCTACAAGGCATTAGCGAACAGAAATATTCTCTAAGAGAGGCTGCTCGTTTAATTACTCAAGAATCAGGGCGTAGCATTTCTCATGTTGCCCTTAAGAATTATCTAGATTCAGACCCTTCACTAGCTGAACAACATAAAAAGAAAATTGCTCAGCGTAAAAAGAAATTAGCCAAACAAAAAAAAGCTTTATATAATAAAGAGCAAACTATTAAAGCTCAAGAAGAAGTTATTAAAAAAGCTACCGAACAAACAACTTCTAATGTTGTTACTGAAAATAAATTAGCTGAAGTACCTGAAGATGTTCAAGAACAGTTAAAAGAAGCTAATGTTGTTTTTCATGCCAATGAAGGACCACAAACAGATTTCTTAGCTGCCGATGAAAAAGATGTACTCTATGGTGGAGCTGCTGGTGGTGGTAAATCTTATGCCATGCTAGTTGACCCTCTTAGGTATGCTCATAAAAAAGCTCATCGTGCTTTAATATTAAGAAGGTCTATGCCAGAACTTCGTGAGATGATTGATAAATCTCGTGAACTATATCCTCAAGCATTTCCCGGTGCTAAATTTAGAGAAGTAGAGAAGTTGTGGAATTTTCCTAGTGGTGCTAAAATAGAATTTGGGTTCTTAGAACGAGATGCCGATGTGTATAGATACCAAGGTCAAGCCTATTCTTGGATTGGCTTTGATGAAATCACACATCTACCTACGGAGTTTAGTTGGAATTATCTTGCTTCTCGTCTAAGGACCACCGACCCTTCTATTAAAACTTACTTAAGATGTACAGCTAACCCCGGTGGAGCCGGTGCGTCTTGGGTAAAGAAAAGATATATTGAACCTTACGAATCTAATAAATCTTTTTTAGGTACAGATGGTTTAACCAGAAAGTTTATTCCGGCTAAATTAGTAGACAACCCTTACTTAGCTAAAGATGGTGTTTATGAACAGATGCTTAAATCTTTACCACCTATTCAAAGAAGACAATTACTAGAAGGAAACTGGGATGTTGCCGAAGGTGCAGCCTTTGTAGAGTTTGATAATACTAAGCATATTGTTACTCCTTTTCAGATTCCTGTACACTGGGAACGAGTTAAAGGGATTGACTATGGGTATGCATCTGAATCTTGCTGTCTGTGGGGTGCTATAGACATAAATGATGGAACTTTAATAATATACCGTGAATTATACAAAAAAGGCTTGACAGGTGAAGAATTAGGCAGTATAATAGGGAATATGGAACTTGAGGACCCTTTATCGGTCCCGGGTGTATTAGATACTGCCGCATGGGCTAGAACCGGTACTACTGGTCCTACTGTTGGAGAAGCCTTAGTTAAGGCTGGTCATAAATTAAGACGAGCTGATAAGAACAGGATTCAAGGTAAAATTCAAATACATGAGTTCCTGAAAATAAAAGAAAACGGTAGACCAAGGTTACAGATATTTAATACTTGCCCAAATCTAATACGAGAATTACAGTCCATACCTTTGTCTAAAACTAATCCGGAGGATGTAGATACACATGCTTCGGACCACGCTTATGATGCTCTACGTTATTTAATAATGAGCAGACCAAGAGTGGATAGTCCGTTAGAAAGAATTAGAGGACTAAAAAGAGAGATGCATCGTCCTGCTGATTCAAAATTTGGATATTAAGGTAAATGGCAGACAACGAAAATACATTTTTAAATGCAGACAACATTTATGAGGATGTTGAAGGCGAAGCTGGAAAGAATTTAACTTTAGAGCTAGACCAGAAACAAAACTTAGTTGGTATTATTCAAAGCCGTTTTTTCCAAGCTGAAGAAGCTAGAAACTCTGATGAAAAAAGATGGTTACAATCTTACGAAAATTACAGAGGTCTTTATAATAAATCAGTTAAATTTAGAGATTCAGAAAAATCTAGAATTTTTGTCAAGATAACTAAAACAAAAGTCTTAGCAGCTTTTGGACAATTAGTAGATGTTATTTTTGGCACAGGTAAGTTTCCGATTGGTATTCAAGAAACTAAAATACCTGAAGGTGAATTAGAACATGCTCACCTAGATATAAATAATCCTCAAGTTCAATTAGAAAGTTCTATACCAGATGATATAGGTAATAGAATTGATAATCCTTATGATGTAGGTTATGAAGGTGATGGACGTACTTTAAATCCGGGAGCTACTTTTGGTAAAGGTATGTTCAGTGAAACTTTAGAAGATTCAGTTGAAGATAATTTAGTTGAAGGACTTAAACCAAATCCACAAGTTTTAGAAATCTCTCCGGCACAAAAAGCTGCAAGAAGAATGGAAAAACTTATCCATGACCAAATAGATGAATCTAATGGTTCTTCAGAATTAAGAAGTGCTTTATTAGAAGCATCTTTATTAGGCACCGGAATAGTTAAAGGACCATTTAATTATAATAAAAAGTTAAATAAATGGGATATGGGTGAAGATGGAGAAAGAAACTATAACCCATTAGAAGTTAGAGTACCAAGAATAGAATTTGTTAGTTGTTGGGATTTTTACCCAGACCCTTCTAGCACTAGTATAGAAGAATGTGAATATATTGTTCATAGACATAAAATGAACAAATCACAATTAAGACAGCTTCGTAATATGCCTTACTTTAATGAAGATGCTATTAGAAACTGTTTAACTGAAGGACCTAACTACACAGAAAAAGATTTTGAAAGTCAATTAAAAGATGATACTAGAGTTGATGAATACCAAAGTAATTTTGAAGTTCTCGAATATTGGGGTATTATGGATGCCGAATATGCTAGAGAAGTTGGTATTGAATTAGATGATAGTATAGATGATTTAGATGAGGTACAGATTAATGCATGGGTTTGCGGTAATCAACTACTAAGAGCTGTAATAAATCCATTTACACCTTATAGATTACCTTATCATGCTTTTCCATACGAAAGAAATCCATATAATTTCTTTGGTATAGGAGTAGCAGAAAATATGGATGATTCTCAACAAATTATGAATGGTCATGCAAGAATGGCTATTGATAATTTAGCGATGGCTGGTTCACTTGTCTTTGACGTAGATGAATCAGCTTTAGTTGGTGGGCAGAACATGGAAATATATCCGGGCAAAATATTCAGGCGACAAGCTGGAATGCCGGGACAATCTATACATGGTTTAAAGTTTCCTAATACTGCTCCAGAGAATATGATGATGTTCGATAAGTTTAGACAACTTGCTGACGAACAAACCGGCATACCATCGTATTCACACGGTCAAACTGGTGTACAAAGTATGACAAGGACTGCTTCTGGTATGTCTATGTTACTAGGTGCTGCTAGTTTAAATATAAAAACTGTTGTCAAAAATCTTGATGACTTTTTATTAAAACCGTTAGGCGAAGCTTTTTTTCAATGGAACATGCAGTTCTTTGAAGGCTCGCTAGATGTGAAAGGTGATTTAGAAGTTAAAGCAACAGGTACTAATAGCTTGATGCAAAAAGAAGTACGAAGTCAAAGATTGACTATGTTCTTACAAACTGCACAAAGTCCAGCTATTGCACCATTTGTTAAGATTTCTAAATTAATTAGTGAACTTGCCTACAGCTTAGACTTGGACCCTGATGAAATACTCAATGACCCAGAAGAAGCTGCTATAATGGCACAAATAATAGGAATGCAAAATGTTAGACAAAATGTTGGCTCGGAAGCTGAACTTGCTGGTGGGGAACAAGGACCTATGGGAAGCCTTGCTGGAACACCTGCAGAACCTCAAGACCTTGGACCTACAGGCACTGGTGGTGGCAACATCGGAACAGGAAATGTTCCGGTTGCAGGGGAAAGTGAATTCTCTGGCACGCCTAGAGCAGTTACCCCTACAGGTTAAAGAGGCTTTAAATAGAAAAACAGAGGAGAAATAAATGTTAGATTTATTAGATACAATTTTAAAAATAGTAGGAGTAGTACCTTGGATAGTTTCAATCTGTTCAATGATAGCTGCATTAACACCTACACCACACGATGACAACTTAGTAAGCAAAGCATATAAAGTTATAGATTGGTTTGCCCTTAATATAGGAAGAGCAAAGGAAAAATAATGGCAAAAAAATTTCCAGATTTAACCGGTGATGGGAAAGTTACTCAAGCTGATATTTTAAAAGGCAGAAAAGTTTTTGCAAACGGAGGTATCCAAGACATGTCTCCGGAAGAAATTAAAGAAACTAATAGACAATTTCTACAAGCCCAAACTTATATGTATAGTCTTAGAACATATTTTGACGACGACCCAGTTAAAATAAAAGAGGCGTATGATAATCCAGAACTTTTAGCAAAAGCCTCTCCTCCTCCAGCTTCTCTTGTAAAATTTACAGTTTCTCCTGAATTTGCTTATAAAAATGATAAAGAATTTTTTAATTCTGTGCATGCAAATTTAATAAAACTTCAAGAAGAAAGTGAAAGACAACCTAAACAAGAAGGCGGAGATGTAGATATGCAAATGTCTGAACTAATGCCTGTAGAAACAGAACAACAAGATATGGTTCCTGAGATGGAAACAGAACAACAAGATATGGTCTCTGATATGGAAATGGAAGAAGACTATTTAGATTTTATTTTAGATGAAGCATTAACTGATGAAGAAGAAGTAATGCTAGAAACAAAATTACAACAAGATGAGGAACTAGCTATGCTTTTTGATAAAGTTATAGATGTTGCTCAAGAATTTGCCGGAGCAGGACTCGTAGAGGGTCCGGGTAATGGCGTATCCGACAGTATACCTGCAAGGTTATCTGACGGAGAATTTGTCTTTACTGCAAAAGCTGCAAAAGAAATCGGAGCTGATACTTTGATGTCAGTAATGAAAGAAGCTGAAGCTAGAGCAGATGCAAGACAAGGAATGGCTAATGGCGGTATGCTACCAGAAGAAGTTAAACCTTCTCCTGTTTTTGGAACTAAACCAGATGAGTCTACTATACCTAATGAAATTAAAGAAGGTATGGTAGCTACAAATCCTTTAGACCCAAGACATAGATACTTCCAATAGCTTAAAAGTAGCAAGGCTACCCTATTAGCGTAGGCACCTTGTTATTTATTTAAACCGAAAGGCGACCTTTTACAAGACAAGCCCTGCAAGTCGACATAGCAGCTACCTTGTTAAATGAAGCCCTGATTAGGAGGAAAGAATATGACTAAACAAGTCCAAAAAGAGGATAAGCCAAATCCTTATAACGCTAAAAAAGATTGGCACGACGAAGAAGTTAAATCTTTTGTATCATCAGAAAGTCTTTATTTTGAAGAACCTTCTGAAAAAAATAAACTTTTTAAAAGCAAAGATATCCATGATATTGAAGCTGAAGGAAGTGTAAACACAGAAGAGTTGGAAGTTAAAGAAGATAAACCTTATAAACGACCAAACTATAAAAAAAGATATGATGATTTAAAAAAACATTATGATGTTAAACTTAATGAGTTTAAACTTAGAGAAAAAGAGTTAATAAACGAAGCTACTAAAAATAGAACTGAGTATAAAGCTCCTAAATCTGAAGAAGAACTTGAAAAGTTTAAAAAAGATTATCCTGATGTTTATGAAGTTGTAGAAACTGTTGCTCACTTACAAAGCGAGTCTAAAGCAAAAGTTCTTGAAGAACGCCTTGGCAAACTTCAACAAAGAGAACAAGAGTTAATACAAAAAGATGCAGAAAAAAGATTAAATCAAAGACATCCTGATTTTGCAGAAATTAGAGATAGCGATGATTTTCATAATTGGGCTAAAGAACAACCTGAGTCTATTCAAACTTGGATTTACTCAAACAGTGATGATGCCGACTTAGCTTCTCGTGCTTTAGATTTATTTAAGCGAGATATGGGAATGGATGTTCCTAAAAAGACAAAGTCATCTTCTAGGACTAAATCTGCTGCTGATATGGTTTCAACTAAAACAACAAGTGTTGAACCAAAGCAAGAGAAAATTTGGTCCGAAAGGGAGATTGCTGCTATGAGCATGGCAGAATTTGATAAGTACGAACAGGACATATCAGATGCTATGCAAGAAGGCAGAATCATTAGATAAACTATTAATTAACTTATAAAGGAGAAGTATCATGGCTCAATTTTTTGAACCAAGTCCGGATACTAATGCTAACTTTGGTAACTCCGTAAGTGGACAAGCTAATAGTTTCTTCCTACCTTCCGTTTATTCTAAAAAGGTTTTAAACTTCTTTAGGAAAGCCTCAGTAGTAGAAGCTATTACAAACACCGACTATGCTGGTGAAATTGCTGCTTTCGGAGACTCAGTTAAGATTATTAAAGAACCTGTTATCTCTGTGTCTGATTACACAAGAGGTAGTGATACAACTGCAACTAAGCTAACAGACGAAGAATTAACTCTTGTTGTTGATAGTGCTAAAGCTTTCAAATTCATCGTAGATGATATTGAGACTAATATGTCACACGTCAACTTTAAAGAAGTAGCTTCAAGTTCTGCTGCGTATGCTCTTAAAGATTCATACGATGCTGCTGTTATCGCAACTATGTTCTCTGGTATATCATCATCTTCACCTGACCATGTGTTAGGTAGTGACAACGCTACTGACCTAGCGGCTGGAACATTTGATGGTACTGGTAACTTAGATATAGGTTTTGGAACAAATGAACATGACCCACTAGACATTATGGCTAGAATGGCAAGACTTTTAGACGAACAAAATGTACCTGAAGAAGGTAGATGGTTTGTTGCAAGTCCTGATTTCTACGAAGTTCTGGGTCAAGCATCTTCTAAATTGTTGTCTGTAGACTTCAACGCAGGTCAAGGCTCAATTAGAAATGGCTTAGTATCAAGTGGTAAATTGCGTGGATTTGATATGTACAAGTCTAATAACATTGCAAGCACATCTAATGCTGCTGGTAAATGTATGGCTGGTCACATCTCAGCTGTTGCAACTGCAAATACAATTCTTTCAACTGAAGTGTTGAGAGACCCATCATCTTTTGGTGATATTGTTAGAGGACTTCATGTATACGGTGCGAAAGTACTAAGAAGTGAAGCTCTTGTAGGTGCATTCTACGGAATTGACTAAGACTAACTAGGGAGGCTCTTCGGAGCCTTCCATTTTTTATAAATTTAAGGAGAAATAAAATGATAAAAAAAGGCGATTATAAAAATGATATGGGAAATAAAGCTGCTAGACGTGAAAAAATGATGGGTGGCGGAATGATGATGAAATCTAATAAACGTGAAAAAATGATGGATGGCGGAATGATGATGATGAAATCTAATAAACGTGAAAAAATGATGGGCGGTGGACGTATGAAATATAATATAGGCGGCTCAGCACAACCTATGTATGCTCATGGTGAATGTCCAAAAGCCTCACCTAATTAAAATTAAATAAGGAGAATAATTATGCCAAGTGGACCGGGTACATACGGTAGTAAAAGAGGAAGACCTGCTAAAAAGAAAACAGTTAAAAAAACATCTAAGAAAAAAGTAATAGTAAAAGGTGCAGATTTATCAAGTTTAACTACCAGACAACAAGAAACAATGAAAAAACATTCTGTTCATCATACTGGTAAGCACATGAAAATGATGACAAATATGATGAAAAAAGGTAAAACTTTTACACAAGCACATAAAGCAGCACAGAAAAAAGTAGGTAGATAATGGCTACAACATATTTAGCTTTAAGTAATGAAATATTAAGAGAACTTAATGAGGTTGTTTTAACTTCAGCTTCATTTCCATCTGCTACAGGTATTCAAGGTTTTGTAAAAGATGCATTAAATAAAGCATTATTTGATGTTGCAAATGAAGAACCTCAACTACCTTTTTTTAGTGCTGGAGTTAGCGGAAGTACAGACCCTTTTTACGGAAATGTAACAGTAGCAACAGTAGCAGGAACAAGATGGTACACTTTAAAAGCTGATAGTTCAAGTATAACTACAGACTATTCGTCAGTAGACTGGGATGATTTTTATTTAACAACAATAAATGTAAGTGGAGAATCTTCTCCTTATGTTTCTAAAGGTTTAAGATTTTTAACTTTAGCTGACTGGAAAAGATATAATAGAGATAGTGAAAATTCAGACGATGCTGAAGGTTCAGATGCTTCACACGGAGAACCTGCTTATGTTATTAAAAGTCCAGACCATAGAAAATTTGGTTTAAGTCCAATACCAGATAAAGTTTATAATGTGCATTTTTATGCTTTTACTAAACCAACAGCTTTATCAGCACACGATGATACTATTCCTATGCCAGAGCAATACAGCAATGTATTAACTGCTAGAGCTAGATATTATGTACATCAATTTAAAAATAATTTACAACAAGCTGCTTTTGCTTTAGATGAATATAAAAAAAATATAAGACACATGAAATCTAATTTAATAAATCCACAACCTAAAGACATGACAGACGATAGGAGATATTTCTAGTGTCAGTAGCTCAGCCTTTTGGTGTGCCAATGGAAGGGGGACTTAATAAGTCTACTAACTCATTAGCACTATTAAGAACTCCGGGTTTAGCAACAAAGCTAAGAAACTTTGAAGTATCTATAGAAGGCGGTTATAGAAGAATTAATGGTTATAGTCTTTTTGGTGGTGCAAGTTCTGTAAGACCAAATACTTCAAATGATATAGAAGGCTTATCAGTATATGCAGATGGAGCAGTTGCAGTAGCTGGAGATGATATATATTTTAGTAAAGACGGTACAAGTTGGTTACAAATAAATAAAGCTAGTGTATCTGCAAGTGGAGATAATCATTCTACTTTTACTGGTAGAAGTGAACTATCTTTAACAAGTTTAGACCAATGTGAGTTTGCTTTATACGAAGGTACTTCAGATTATGGTGAATTAGTTATAACAGATAAAAGTGGTAACAACAAACCATTTTTATTTAAAATGACAGGAACAGGAGATGCCTTATCTTCTAGAACTTACTTTGTTAGTCAAATAACTATTAGTGGTTCAACAACAGCTAAGTTTTGTACTATACACGATAAACACTTAGTAGTAGCTGGAGACCCTAGTACACCTAACACTATTTATTATAGTGCAACAAATGACATAGATAGTTTTAGTGGTACCGGTTCAGGTAGTGTAACTTTAGAAGATAAAGTTGTAGGTTTAAAAAGTTTCCGTAATGAGTTATTTATTTTTTGTCAAAACTCAATATTTAAACTTATAAATATAAACAATTCAAGTACTGTAGCTGTAGTTCCAGTTACAAAAAACGTAGGTTGTATAGATGGACAAACAATTCAAGAAATAGCTGGTGACTTAATATTTTTAGCACCAGATGGTTTTAGAACAGTAGCAGGTACAGCAAGAATTGGCGACGTTGAGTTAGGAACTATTAGCCAAGCAATACAACCTATTATAAATGATATAGTAGCTGCGAAAAATACATTACAATTTAGTAGTGTAGTAATTAGAGACAAATCACAATATAGAATGTTTTATAGTACTTCTTCTGATACTTCAGCAACTTCAAAGGGTATCATAGGAGTATTAAGACCAAAAGGATTTGAATGGTCAGAAACATTAGGAATACAAGCACCCGCTATTACTTCAGGATTTGCAAGTAATGGCATAGAAAAGTTCTATCATGGAGATAGAGATGGTTATATTTATAATCACGATACTGGAAATGATTTTAACCCTGCAGGAACTTCAACAAACATTGAAGCAGAATATCAATCACCAGATTTTGATTATGGAGATTTAGGTACTTTAAAAACATTAGATTATGTAAAAATATCTTTTACTCCAGAAGGAGACTGTCAGCCTACTTTAAGATATAGGTTTGATTATGATAGTAATACAACACCACAACCAACAGATATAACTTTAGATTCTATACCACAACCAGCTTTGTTTGGTACTGCTGTTTTTAATTCTGCAACATTTGGAGCAGCACAACAGCCATTAGTAAGACAAGCTTTAACAGGAAGTGGACATAGTAATTTTTTTAGAATTTTTAGTGCAGATAAAAATGCACCGTATGCAATTAATGGACTATATATAAATTATAGACCATCAGGGAGACAATAACAGGAGATAACACAAAATGGCAACATATACTAGACAGAGTTCATTTAGTGATGGGGATACCATTACAGCTGCACTTTTTAACAATGAATTTAATCAATTAGTAAATGCTTTTAACGTAAGTTCAGGGCATACACATGATGGTAGCACCGCAGGTGATGGTGGACCACTTTCAACACTTTTTAGTAATACTTTAAGTTTCGGTACAGGTGCAGATACTGACATAGCTATTACTTTTAATGCTAATTCAAACGATGGTGTTTTAACATGGATGGAAGATGAGGATTATTTTAAATTCTCAGATGATTTATTAATAGAAAGTACAGAAAAAATACAGTTTAGAGATACTGCTATTTATATTAATTCAAGTACTGATGGACAGTTAGATTTAGTTGCCGATACTGAAATCCAAATAGCAGCTACTACAATAGATATGAATGGTGCTGCAGATATTTCTGGTAACTTAGCAGTAGGTGGAAATCTTACAGTTACAGGTAATGCTACTATTAATGGTAATTTAACTTTTGGAAATGCAAATACAGATACAGTTTCTTTTGGAGCTGATATAGATTCAAATATTATTCCAGATGATGATGATACTTATGACCTTGGTAGTTCTTCACAAGAATGGAAAGATTTATATATTGATGGAATTGCTTATTTAGATGCAATTAACTTTAATGGTACTGCAATTACTGCAACAGCAGCAGAACTTAATATTATGGATGGTGTTACTGCTACTGCAGCTGAACTTAATATCCTTGACGGAGTTACATCAACAGCAGCCGAACTTAATATTCTTGACGGAGTTACATCAACAGCTGCAGAATTAAATATACTAGATGGTGTTACTTCAAGTACAGCTGAATTAAATATTCTTGATGGTGTAACAGCTACAACAGCTGAATTAAACATTATGGATGGTGTAACATCTACTACAGCAGAACTTAATATTCTTGACGGTGTAACAGCTAGTGCTACAGACATTAATCTTATAGATGGTATAACAAACGGAACAGTAATAGCAAGTAAGGCTATTATTACAGATGCAAACAAAGATATTACTGGTGGTAGAAATATTACTATTAGTGGAGAACTTGATGCAGCTACATTAGATATTAGTGGTGATGCAGATATTGATGGAACATTAGAAACAGATGCACTATCTATAAATGGAACAACAGTAACAAGTACAGCTGCAGAACTTAATATTCTTGATGGAGTTACAAGTACAGCAGCTGAGTTAAATATCTTAGATGGAGTAACAAGTACAGCAGATGAGTTAAATATTCTTGATGGAGTTACTTCAAGCACAGCAGAACTAAACATTTTAGATGGTGTTACAGCTACTGCTGCAGAACTAAACATTT